CCCGGACTATAACGATAAAGATGAGGAACCTACTCGAACCTTTAAGCTCAAGGTAAAAGGCGTTGAGCGTGAGGTCACCGAAAAGGAACTTATCCAACTCGCTAGTAAGGGGTCTGATTACACACAGAAGACACAGGTACTTTCAGAACAGAGTAAGAATCTCGAGGCGATCACTCGGGAATCAGATGCTGCTAGGGCGCGAATGTCACAACTCCTGCCTGAACTGGAAACCAATCTTCTGACAATATCGAAGCAACTCGAAGCCGAGCCCGATTGGGATAAGCTGTACAAGGCTGACCCAACCAAAGCAGCAAGGCTGCAGCGCGAATTTGACAAAACCAAAGCCAAAAACGCGGACGAGTTAAAACGTGTCCAGGATGAGAAACAGCGGTTATTCGCTGAAGAGAATTCTCGGGCGCAACAGAATCGAAATCAATATCTGGTTGAGCAAGGCAAGACGCTAATCGAAAAAATTCCTGAATGGAAGGACGATAAATTAGCTGCCAAGCAAAAGACCGCTATTGAAAAATGGTGTATCAGCAACGGCTTCCTAGATCAGGACCGACTGAACAACATCATGGATTGGGGATCTGTGGCAATTATGCGGAAAGCCTGGTTGTACGACCAGGGTAAGGCAAAAGTTGCGAAACAGAAATCCAACCGGAACACCCGGACTCTCTCACCAGGGTCCACAGGCTCGGCTCCGACTACTCGGTCTGCCATTCGGAATCAGCGCGAAACGTTGAGGAAAACTGGCAACACCAAAGATGCTCAACAACTTGTTGAGAGCCTTTTGAACCGTAAGAAGTAAGGAGCAAAAATCTTATGGCAATCGTAACGAATACGTTTACGTCGTTTGATGCTATAGGGATTCGAGAAGAGCTGGCAAACATCATTTATGACATTTCGCCGGATGAGACGCCTTTCCAAAGCAATATTGGGCAGGAGACTGTCTCGAATACCTACTACGAGTGGTTAACCGATGTTTTAGCAGCGGCCGACTCCTCAAACCAACACCTTGACGGTGATGACGTCACCAGCTATACGGCTGTGACTCCCACTGTTCGTGTTGGAAACCGCACAAATATCTCACGCAAGACTTTTATCATTGCTGACAACCTTCAGTTTCAAGACCTCGCTGGTCGAAATTCTGAAGTTGCATATAACATTGTCAAAAATGGTAAAGAGCTTCGCAGGGATATGGAAGCGATCCTTTGTGCCAACCAAATCCCGGTAGCTGGATCTTCCAGCGCAGCCCGTAAAACGGGTGGATTATCGGCTTAAATAATTGAGCCTTTTGTCAGTAATGGCAATCGAAAACTCCGTGAATTGCAAGGAACTCCTTCGGGACAATTTGCAGCGAAGCCTAATAGGAATGTTAGGAACGTTCAACGACTAACGCTGAGTCTAGGCCAGACGATAAAGCGACACGAGTACGGAGAACCCTTCTGGGGTTATGACATAGTCTGAGCTGCATAGTAATGTGCAGAAACGGTAATTAAAAAAGCCGTGATAACAAACCTGGGTTAGCCACAAACAGCGACAGCAATACTGCATCAAGCGGCACTGCTGGCGCAAATCCGGCACTGACTGCTGGAATCCCTACCACTGCCCAAACTGAAGCGACCGACAAAAGAGCTTTTACGGAAACTCTTCTGAAAACAGTCGTTTCGAGTTGCTGGACAAGTGGTGGACAGCCCAAGATGGTGATGGTTGGAGCTTACAACAAGCAACAACTGTCAGAGTTCACGGGCATTGCAGCACAACGCTACCAAGCACCTGACGGTGCGACAACAATCATAGGCGCAGCCGATATTTACGTTAAACACTAGCGTCGTTATGTAGGAATACATAAACGAAATCTGTTGAATTCAAGGGAAGCCCGGAGGCGGGTAATCTTGAGCGAAGCTCTGAAAAGAGAACGTGCAACGACTATTCCGAAAGGAAGTAGGATCAAGCGATCCGAAGCGGCAGACACCCAGACCGGGTGAAGACATAGTCTGAACAATACTCAACCTAACAATAAGGTATTGCAGCTTTAAGCGGGATTAGTTTAGCGAACTAATTTGAACAAACCCTGTAGTGATTTCGGTGAACTTTCGATTGTACCAAACCGTTTCTCACCAACTCGAAATGCTTTCGTGCTCGATACCGAGTATTTGAGCGTTGCGATGTTGAGGCCCATGCAAACTGTTGACCTGGCAAAGACCGGGGACGCAGAAAAGAAAATGATCCTTTGTGAGTACGGACTTGTGGTCAAGAATCAAGCCGCTTCTGGCGCGATTTACGACTGCACGACATCAGCATAGTCTCTCTCTTGAGACCTTGGGGGGAGCTTCGGCTCCCCTTTTTTTTGGAGGATGGCATGGGTAAAAGAGTCATGGACCGAGATCCGGTCACGGGCAAGGAAACTGTATTTCACTGGAATGAGCACGATGACAACTACACCGTGGAAGATCGCCAGGATGTCACCCAAATAATCAAGGATGCAACAATTAAACGGAACGAAACTGATAAGCACACCCGTTACGGTGACGGTCTTAACAAGGTCGCATCCATCCCGATGAGCATGTATCACGATTGGGTAAAAAAAGGGTACACCAAAGATCAGAAGAAAATGAAAGAATTATTGAATTCTCCAGACCTGAGATATTTTAAAACGCGAGAAGGTAAAATCTAGTGGCGATCACAAATTACGGAACGTTGAAAACTGAGATAGCAGACTTTTTAGATCGCAGTGACCTTACGTCAGTGATCCCAACGTTCATTACTTTCGCACACGATAAACTTAATAGAGATCTGCGCTGCAGGCAGATGGTTCAAAGGGCCACCGCGTCTGTGGATTCCGAGTATTCGGCCCTGCCGGCAAACTTTTTACAGATTCGGGACATAAGATTAAACACTAATCCCGTTACTGCCTTGGAATCGATTACCAGTGAACAGCAGAACCAGGAACGACAAAGATTCGGTAACACAACCAGGCAACCGAAATATTACACAATCGTTGGCGAGACCTTCCAGGTTTTCCCAACCCCCGATGCAACTTACGAGTGCGAATTAGCCTACTACGAAAAAATTTCTGCCATGAGTTCAGACTCAGATACCAACTGGCTGATTACCAAATGCCCAGAAGTTTATCTTTATGGATCGCTGGTTCATTCCTCTCCCTATCTTAAGGACGATGAAAGAACAGTGATATGGCAGACATTATATCGGAGCATTTTTGAATCATTAGAGCGGGAAGATGACAAGTCCCGCTTCAGCGGAACAACACCACGATTACGACATAGGAGTTTTGGATAATGGCTGGCACCTCGGACTACCTCGAAGCAGCGGTGCTCGATGCGGTACTGCGAAACACAAGTTACACATCTCCAGCAACGGTTTACCTGGCGTTATATACCGCCGACCCTGGCGATGATGATACCGGAACTGAAGTAAGTGGCGGATCTTACGCCCGACAGAGTTGCGCGTTCTCTCGAACAGCCGGCGTGGCATCTAATACGTCTGCGGTAGAGTGGCCCACGGCAACAGGTTCATGGGGAACCGTCGCTTACGTTGGGGTACGGGATGCGTCATCAGCGGGAAATCTTTTGTATCACGCGGGTTTGGACGTAAGTAAGGCCATCACAACCGGCGATATCTTCCGCATTCCTGCCGGCGATCTCGACGTCACTATGACCTAAAATGGCTGGCGAATACGGCACTAGCACATACGGTGATGGCGTCTATTCCCAGGTTGATGACGGTTACGGCTATGCCCTGTACGGAACGGGCTTATACGGCGAAGTCACGATCAGGACGGATGCCTCTGCCTCGATAACATCAGCAACCACAGTCTCTGTGGCAGCGGGTTATGTGAAGCTGGGTGCCGCATCTGTAAACTCCGTGTCCACAGTCTCTGTGGCAGCGGGTTATGTGAAGCTGGGCGCTGCCTCGATAACGTCAGTAACAACGGTTGCCTGTGACAACTCCGCTGGCGGCGTGGTCAAGACGGCCTCTGCCTCGATCACTTCAGTAACAACGGTTACGGTCAGTGCCGAGCCGAAGATCGAAGGTACCGTTGCAATAACAAGTATATCAACCGTTGTATGTGTGGCGGCATACACTCCGTTGATTGCTCCGATAGCAATCACTTCAAGTACAGCGGTGTCTTGTGACGCCGAATATAAATGGAACGACATTTCGGCCGTGATCACCCCAACGTGGTCAGACGTCACCAATCCGACGACGAGCTGGACAGACATTAATTCTCCCTGGTAAGTAAGTACAAAAGTAGGTACAAATCATGGCAACAAATACAACGAATTACAGTTTTAAGAAGCCCACCGTTTCTGGCGACTCGGGAGTGTGGGGGGGTTATTTGAATGATGATCTTGATGATTTGGACGGCCTCTTAGGCGGTGATAGTCCGATTACAGGAATTGACATCAACTCAGGTGCAATTGATAACGCAACTATTGGTGCAGCGACTCCCAATACTGGTGCTTTCACAACGTTATCTGCTTCGAGTACATTCACGCTGGGCGGAACTGCTATCACTTCAACCGGGGTTGAGATTAATATTCTCGATGGCGTAACCTCAACGACTGCGGAACTGAACATTCTGGATGGTGTAACCTCTACGACAGCAGAACTAAATATCCTCGATGGCGTAACTTCCACCGCTGCAGAGATTAATATCCTCGATGGGGTCACTTCGACAACTGCCGAGCTT